TTTACTGTTGCAAAAGCATTTTGAAAATTAGATAATTTTGCTCTAAATAAAACACCTGCAAGATCAAAAACCGAAAATGATAATTCAGGTCTAAATTCAAAATTTGTTGCACTTGTAATTCTAACAGCTAATTTTTTTTCCTCCCCAATTTGCAGTTCAGTACCTTCAAAATCTAAAGAAAGGCTTATTTGTGTAGTTCCTCTAGCATTTGATGTTTTTAAAACTTCACCACTTAAAACGTCAAATATTTCAATAGTATAAAAAATACTAGCAAAACTGCTTACAGGAATTATTTTTACAATAAAACCATAACCGAAATGTGTTACAACTTTTTTAATGAAATATTGCATATTTTGTATTTCAGCGAATCCGTTACCTGTCGAACTTAAACCAAAAAAAGAGCAAGAATCTTGACCAGACACACCACTTGTCGTACCGCAGGCAAAGGTGCCGCCAGCTGCATTTGAAATAACTATTTCTGAATTAACACTTTCGTTCAAAATTCCCTTTTCACGATGCAGCCATAAATACATATTTGTAAAAACAGAACTATCAAAAAATTCACTTGTTTTAAAAGTTAAACCATATTGTTCTTCAATAGCCTTTAATAATAAACTAACTTTTATAGCTGGTTTTAAATCATCTGCAAATACACCAAATTCAATAGATGCGTTGCCGCTACCTGACCCAGATATATCACCAGCAGTTTTTACTGCAAGTGTACTGTTATAAAAATATGAATGTTGAACACTAATTAATGGATAAATAATTGCATCTGTATAATTAACAGAATCTACTGTTATATCTAAACCATTCTCAAAACCAGCTTGAATATTTGTATTATTAGAAACAAAATCAAAATTACTTAACCAGTTTAAGTCCTCCAATTTATCTTCTCCAATTAAATTATTTAATGAAACAGTATTACCGAAAAAAGTTACTTTGTATAAACTTGGCCTGTTGTTTTTCATAACAACTGATTCAAGTTTGATTTGCCCAATTTTGAAAGGTAAATGATTTAATTCAATAATAGCATCACTCATTATATGGTTATCAAAACCAATTACATCGTCATTGTACCAATGTTGAAATATTTTGTTATTAACCTTTGAAGCAGGCAAATTAAACGTCCTTGAAAAGTCAGTGAATATTTTATCAATCTCCTTAACATCTTGAATAACTTGTGTTAATGTAATTAGTTCCGCTTCTATTAAATCAACTCTTTCAAACTTTTGCGCTGTTTGATTTGCTGGAATTACTTTAGGCTTAATATATAAAATTAGCTCTTGCATTATCTTACATTGTTTATATAGCTAAATGATTTCTCAAAGCTCATTGTGTAGTTTATAAGCTTATCATTTAAACTTGTTTTGTAAGTCAATGAACTATCTTTTAAATTAACTGGATAAGTAGTTCCAGAACTATCCGTTAAATAAACATAATCGCTTACTAATAATTCTTTAAATGTTTCATTCATTGCTTCATTTACAAAACCTGTATTTAATATTAAACTTTCGCTTCCATTTGTGTTGTAACTTTTTTTACTATGTTGATTTGTTGAATACGAATTATAAGTAAATAATGTGTTGCAAGGCTCGTCAGCACCTCCGTCTCCTCCTCTTTGTTTGTATTTATATGCTGCATTAAAAATTGACCTATTATAATTTTCGTTTTTAGTATCTAAACTTTCAGTTGATTTCTTAAAGAAAAACACATCTTGAAAAGCTCCCCACCTATTCAAAAATTTACATTTAAAAACAGGATATTTACATTCGTCAATTCTTTCAACTGTTATTGTCCTTGTGCTTGATGTGTTATAAGTAATTACAACACTTGTTATATTTGTTGCGGTTGTTAAATCAACATACTTAATTTTTAATAAAGAATTTGTTGTGTCCGATATACTTTGAGTATGAATTGTAGTATTACCACTTTTAAAAACAACAGAGTTAACAATTTCCATATTAACAGGAATTTGAATTTCACTTCCATTATTATATTGTATATAATCAGCAGTTAACATTGCATTTGGTTCTGTTGTATAGTTTACGCCTTCTAAAAAAGTATTGTAGCCTTCTTGTGCTAAATAACTTGTACTTGTTGGAGTTCCTATTGTAGTTCCATCTGATTCTTTTGCAGTTGTAGTAACATCTACCCATAAAGATTGAATTCTTTTATAAGGCTGTGAATTTAGTGCTTCTTGATAATTTTGTTCGTAATAATCATTTACTATTTCGCTAATTTCAACACTAACTGAATCTTCATTATTTATTGGTTTTTTATTTAAAGTAATAGTTTCTATAACGTTAACACCGCAAGTATCAGCAGCATTTGCAATACCAGATTGAATGAAAATTTTAATTTCAAAATAATCTAAACTTGCACTAGTCTCTTCTGGTGTTCTTATAAAAAATGGACTTCTTGTTCTTATTATTGTACTCATACTTCAATATCGTTTAAAATTCCTTGAATCATTTCGTCGCTAAATTTGTCAACCCCCTTTTCAAATGGCTTTGTAAAAAACATTGTTGCTCTAATGCCTTTGTTTTTTATACTTCTTGCAATTAAAAAAGTTAATGATTTTCTATTAATAAATTTTCCTTGTTTATCTCTTGGCGCAATACCTTTGCGAATTGTCCATTTATCAAGAACACTTGAAGGTGGTTGTTTATTAGTGTATTTAAATGGGCTGTTATTACTTTCGGGATATGTTGATTTAGCCCCCTTGACTCCTTGATCAATAAATTCTCCATATTTTTCACTCTCAAAAATTACTCTGTTTTTTTCTATTTTAAAATTTAAACTATTGAATAATTTTTTAGATGCATTTATTTTGCCTTTAGTCAAATTACTTCTTGACTGTTGTATTACATACTTGGCGTATTTTTCTAATATTTTTTTAAACTCACTCATTAGCAGTATGACATTTCAGTTTTAGCTCCTATATCAAAAGTGACTTCCCATCCAGCTAGTAAATTATCAAATCTTTCAGTAAACGGTGTGCAAGTTGCATCTGTATTCAACTCAAAATCATCTCTATATAAATCCGCTTTTTGTAATACTCTTTTAACTCTTGTAGCTAGTGCAAATTGTGTATTTAAAATGTCATGTAAATTATTGTTGCCATTAAATTCATCATTAGTTTGCTCATTGCTAATGTCTACAATATCCATGAAGAAAATACTAACATTAAAAATTGTATAGTTGTTTAATATTGTTGCGTTATTTACCAATACATGAGCTAAAGGAAATAAACTTTGTTTTTTTAAATCAATTTTAGATATATCCCCAAACGTTACTTCATTGTTAAAAGGTTCTGCACTTATAACCTCCTTTATTTTGTCTATTATATTATAATAAGTATTCATATTAATTTTATATATATTGGAGTGTGAACTCCTAAATCTTCGTTTGTAAATTCATCAAGCCAATCAATAGATTCGTCAAAGTCTGTTCCGTCTTGTTGCATTATAATATCTAAACATTTCCAATAGCTGTAAACTGCTTTGCTAGGTTTAATGGCTGTAACTCCTAAAAATGCATCTTCAAAACCATCTGGTAGAATTAAATATTCGTCTTTACTAAATAGCTCACGTTCCATTAATTGTTTTAGTATTTCATCTCTTTGCATTTCTATTCAGTATGTGTTTTTCAAGTTCTGCTTTTTCCTTTTCAAAAGTTAAATGTGTTAAACAAGTGTGTAAATTCATTTTTGTAACCTCATCTATTTTTAATATATCTCCTTTGCATAGCCCGTATATTGATTGATACCATCCCCACTTTTCAGAAAATCCAGCAAATTTTGTGGTATCTCCATTTGCGTTTGTGTTTGTAAATAGTTCAGAATATTGCTCAATAATTCTTTTTTTAAATTCCAAAAAAAAACACTTGCACCCAGTGCAATATCTAAACTAATATTTTCTAAATTATATTTATTAGAACTTTCGTAATCTTCAATTAAATATTGATCTTTCTTTTTATATGTTATAGGCCTATATAAAACACTCATGGCTTTATGCATGTATTCAAAGTCATTTAAATAAGTTTCTAAATCTATATGCTCACCCAGTGTAATGTCATCTAATTTAGGAATAAAACCAAATTCAATTTCATTAAATACAAACCTGTTTTTAAACACAGGCTTTTTTTCAAATACTTCATTGATCGTTTGACAAATAATATCTACGTCAGAAAGTTTAATTTGTAATACTTGTTTTAACGGTATATTACAAAATATTTCAATCATTTTTTGCTTAATAAAATTTTCGTCTTCTTTACCTTCTGCAATCTTTAACCATTTTTGGTATTGCTTTAAAGTAATTTCTTCAAGTTTATTAGGTATGTTTATTTTAACTTTCATTTATATATATAATGTAAAAAAAATTGTTTAGTGTTATGTACGAAATTAAAAAAAATTTCACTTATATATCTTTTCTTATCTTATCTTATCTTAATGCTTAAGGGGGGCTTAAGGGGGACTATAACAATATTCATTTTATTTAATATAAATAGTATTCGCCTAAACTTGGGTTTTGTAATTGATAGCTTACTGCATACCTCAATGCATCAATAGCATGATTAAAATTGTCAACTGGTGTTTGACTTTTCTTTTCTAACCAACAATAATTATTTAACTCCTTAATTAATTCTGTACTATCTTCTGTTATTATTAAATCATAATCTTGTAACAAACTAATTCCGTATGTTATTGAACCTTGTCCTTTTATTGCAGGCACAATATTACAATCTTTGCTTAATTCGTTTATTAGTCTTGGTTCAGCACTATCACCCACTATTAAATGATCAGCAGCAAATTTTTTATTTAATACTGATATTTCGCTTGTTGTTAGTTTAGGCTGGTAAAAACACAATTGAACATAAATAACTTTATTTTGTTTATCTATACTTGTTTTAACTAAACTACTTGGGTCATTTGAAAAACCGAAGTCTTGTCCAAATACAATTTTATTAACTTGTTTAAATTCACCTATTGACCAATTGTTAAATATAACACCCTC